TCGGCGGCTCGACGGGCTTGGAGCAGGTCGGCCAGTTCGTAACCATCCGCACGTCGGGCGTCCGCGAGCTTGTTGACCGGCTGAACTCACTCGTCACCGCTGTCGAGGCCAACGAGACGCTGCGGAAGATCGTCCGCAAGGCTTCGCGGATCGTCATGGAAGAGTACAAGGCCATGGCCGAGCGCCATGAGGCCACCGGCAACCTCGCCAAGTCGGTTACGGTCTTCCGCCGGTCCTATAACAACGGGCGCGGCGGCAAGGCCGCAGTCGACATCATCGGCCCTCGGCAGACCGGCCGAAGCGCCTCTCGGCAGGGTGCGGAATCGGGCAATCACGCATGGTTGGTGGAGTTCGGCAGCGGCCCGCGACGCCCTGGAACGCAGGGCCGACGGACCTACGTCAACGTCCACCAGTCGATCAACGGGCGAATGAAGCTGCACCCCGGCAAGTCGATGAACGACGACCAGTTCAAGAACGCCGGTCGCGGTTACTACTTCCTCATGGGCAGCTTGCGTGAGCGCGCAGGTGCCGGCGGGACGCCTGGGTACTCTCGCGATTTTGCCGTAAACGGCAACGGTAAGCAGCATCCGATCACTCTCCGGCCCGGCGAGACCATCGCTCCAATGCCCGCCCTACACATCATGTCGGACGTCATCACGGCCTGTAGCGGGGAAGTCTTGATGTCCTTGGAGATCGGCCTGATCAACGCCATCAACGCGAGGCTCAATTGATCATCTCGCCGGAACGTCACATTCACCTTCGCCTGACGGCGTCCCCTCGGGTCGCGCGGCTCGTCGGATTCGGCGTCTATTCGATCGCCGTCCCGAAGGACGCCACGTTCCCGCTCATTGTCTACAAGCGGGCGAGCATCGGCCGCGAGACGTCACTCAGCGGCCCGATCTATGTGCCGGAAGTGAGCCTTCAGTTCGGTTGCTGGGCGCGCGACTATGACTCCGCGCGAGAGCTTGGCGACGAGGTTCGTCTGCTCCTCGATGGATACATCGGCACCCTCGCAAACGCTACAATACAAGATATGAGGCTGATTTCGGAGGTGGACGACTTCCTTGAACCAACGGTTCAAGGGTCGCAGCTTCCGGCAGCCTACGAAATACGGCAGATGTACCGAGTCCGGTGGCAAGACGCCGCAGTCTGAACCAGCAAGGAGGCTTCTTCGATGGCAGGCATTTCCGCACAGGGTCTGACGTGTTCTTTCGGCGGCACCGTCCTGACGGTGACGAGCGTTCAGGTCAGCGACCAACAGGACTTGATCGATGGCAGTCATCTCGGAATCGCCCCGAACGGCCGCAAGGAGTTCGTCGGTGGGTTCGCAACCAACCGCGAGGTGTCTGTCGACGTCATCTCGACGACCGTCCTCACGGCCGGCACGTCTGGGGTGCTTTCGATCACCGGGCCGATGGTGTTCTCGGGCAACTCGACCATCACCTCGGCGAGTACCGGCGGCTCCGTCGGCGATCTCATCAAGGGCAGCGTCGTGTTCAAGGTTGCCTGACGACGGGAGTGTGAAGCATGGCCGGCGTTACAGCGCAAGGCGCCACGTTCACATTCAACGGGGCGGTGGCGATCATTACCGGGCTGTCGATCAATACGCCGAAGGCGGAAATTGTCGACATGACCGGGATCAACGATCCCGCGAATACGACGGTCATGATGCCTACGGGAGCCATAAGCCCTGGCAGCGTGACCGTCGACTATGTCCACATCGCCGGGGGCCTCGACCCCCAGGCGGTGATCGGCGTTCGGGGGCCGCTTGTCTTCGGCTCGCCGGGGTACAGCGTCACCCGGAACGCCATTCTTGAATCAGCCAGCACGGAAGTCAGGTCTGGCGATGTCGTGCGAGGTTCCCTGAACTTCGTGATGACAGATTACTACGGTCCCTGAACGAGGTTTTCTCATGGCCGGTCTCTCTGCCAGTCAGATCATTTCCGCCGACGACGCCAAGATCGAGGCGATCGAGGTGCCCGAGTGGGGCGGCACGGTGTACGTCAAGACGCTCCGCGGGACCGATCGCGACGCCTTTGAGGAGTCGCTGTCGAAGGAGAAGGACAAGCCCTTCCGGTCGCGATTCCTGGTGATGACGCTCTGCGACGAGCGTGGATCGCTGCTGTTCAAGCCCGAGCAGGTCGCTGCCCTCGGTGAGAAGTCGAGCCTCGTCCTCAACCGCGTGTTCGACGCGGCCTGGGCGATCAACTACTTCACGCCGGAGAAGGTCGAGGAGTTGGGAAAAGATTCGCCGAGCGACCAGAGCGACGCTTCTACTTCCGCCTAGCTCTGTCTCTCGGCAAGACGGTCAAACAGCTACTTGCGGAGACCGACTCGCAGGAGCTTATGGAGTGGTGGGCATTCGACCAGCGATGGCCGTTGCCCGACCACTGGCAGCAGACGGCGCGGTTGTGTCGGATCGTGATGTGTTCCTCGGGGAACTACAAGCGAGGCGACATCCCCGACGAGGCGACGTTCATTCCAGCAGCACGGAAGTTGGAGCAGACTCAGGATCAGATCATCGCTGAACTGATGAAGCTCACAAGGAAGCCCGGCGACGACATCAACGAGAACGTGTGATGGGCTACCTCGGAAAAATCTCTGCCGTCGTCTCGGTCAACACCGGGGATTTCGCTGCCAAGCTGAACCGCTGCAAGGGCGACGTCGAAGGCTTCGCCTCGTCCACGAAGGCTTCCCTGGCGAACGCATCGCGGGATGCCGGGAAGTCCTTCGGCAGCATCTACACCGAGGTGCAGAAGCTGGAGCGGGCGCTAAAGGCCGCCTCGGCGCTTGATTTCACCGGCCTCAAGGGCTTTGATGGCAAGGGCCTCAAAGAGGCTTCTGACCAGATGCGTCAGATGCACGAAATTGCATCGCAGCTTTCGGCGCCGCTGGCGAAGACCGTGGCCGCAGTCGACGCAATGTCGCACGCGATCAAGTCAACCCTGCACTACGCCATGGAGCAGGCGCAGGGCGATGTCCAGATGCTCCAGACGAAGATGGAGACGGTGGGGAGCGTCACGGCGAAGGAGTTTGGCAAGGCCGAGGAGAAGGTCAGGAGCTTTGCCGCCGCCGCGAAGATGGCTGCCGAGGCGACGCAGGGCGCGTCGTCGATGGGCGGCGGCGGGAGCTTCCGGTTCCAGAGGCCGGGCCTGAGCGACGAGTTCAAGCGAGGCGGGCAGTTGTACGGTAAGGTCGACGCCCTGCCAGCCGGGCGAGTGACCAGCGAACTCGTCAAGCTCATCGACTTGCAGAAAGCTGCCGCGGCCAACGCAGTGAAGCTCACCACGGCGATGGCGGCGTCGCCAAGCGAGGCCGCCGCTTACGGCCTTGAAGCGACCCAGAAGGCTCTAACGGACATCAACGACTCGATCGAGAAGGTCATCCAGTCGTATGCGGCGATGGATGCCGCCGAGGCCGCTGCGGGCGCGTCGGCCGCCGCCGCTGCCGCGAAGCGAGCCGAGGCCGACGCGAAGTGGGCGACGCTCGGGCCGGCGGGAGAGCGGGCGAGAAGCACCGCCCCAATGTTTGAATCCCTCGGGGCGAACGTCAAGCGATCCGCTGACGAGCGAGAAGCGCGGGAAGCGGCAGAGCGGGAGAAGAGAGCCGCACAGTGGGCAGGGCTGGGGGCTGCCGGAAAGGCGGCGAGTGGAACTTCCCCGATGTTTGAAAAACTTGGCGTCCTTGCGTTCAAGCAGAAAGAGGAAGCCGAAAAGCGGGCCGCTGCCGACAAGGCGAAGTTTGACGCCCAGGCAAAGTCTGAAGCCCAATCGCTTCTTCGTTTGGAGCAGTCTCGGCTCCATGTGATGACGGGCGAGGCTCAGTCGGTGTCCCAGCTTGCGTCCCAGTATGCCAGCGTTCTGTCCCGCGTTGAGAAGCTCTCCGCAGCGCAGAAGGCTTCCGTCGCCGCTACGATCGCGGCCAACGCAGGGATGGTCGAGTACGCGATCTCTTCAGGAACAGACGCCGACGTCTCTGGGGTTCTGGCCGAGGTCAAGGCCATCGAATCGGCGGTTGATGCCGCCGAAGACCTCGACGTCAAGCAGAAGGCAGCGAAGAAGAGCGCCGACGACCTGCTTGGTCTCCAGCAGGGCTACGCCCAGTCGTTGTCTGGGCAGTCTCAGAACATCGCGCAGTTGCGATCGACATACGACGGGCTCATCTCCCGGTTTGAAAAGCTGTCGGCAGCACAACGCGCGACGTTGGCGGCCGGCGGGTTCTCGATCAGTGCGGACAAGGTCCAGCAGACCCTTTCCAGCGGCGATGATTCCAAGGTAGCGGGCACGCAGACGGCCGTGATGTCGATGGAGTCCGCGCTTGCAACCGTGGAAGACCTCGACGCGAAGCAGAAGGCCGCCAAGAAAAGCTCCGACGACCTTCGCGACTCGCTCTCCAAGATCGGCGACTCCATCGGCACACCGGCCGCTCCGATAGATCGAGCCCGCGAGGCAATCGACCGCATGAATGCGGCGATCGAGAAGATCAAAGACCCGACCGAGAAAGCAAAGGCCGCTGCGGCGGCTGCCGCAATCCGAAAAGACATCGAGTCCGAGGTTGCGGTCTCGGCGGCAACCGGAAGCGCACCGGCCGGCAGCGTCATTTCGGGAGCCGCGCAGAAGGCTACCAGCCTTGCCGACGCGACTGAGGCTGTCAACAGCCGCAAGACGGCCGACGATCTGTTTGGTCCGATGATCGGCACGGCCGGTCGCCAGATGGACGTCCTGAAGGGGAAGATTTCGGCTACTCACAGCGAGATCGAGAAGCTGCCGATCCCCATCCAGGCGACGCTCATCCCTGAGATCGCAAAGGTTCGCGCCATGTTTATGGCGTTGAACGACGCTTCACCTCAGTCGGAGCTTGATGCCGCCGCGCACGCGGCAAAGCGACTGAGCGACAACGTCAAAAACCTGACGAATGCCCAGCAATTCAAGGGGACTTTCGGGCAGTTTCTCGACGACACGTCCGTCAAGAAGTATCAGTCGCAGCTTCAGGCTCTCCAGGCGAAGCTGGCTGCCATTGGCGTGTCTGCCGGCGGCAAGGCGGCTCAAGGCGTGGACAAGTTCCGCGACGCCCTTGCTGACGCAGCCGCGTCTGGTCAGATCGGAATGGCCGCGACGAACGAAGAGCTTGACAAATACATCCAGAAGATCGCCGACGCCGCCGTTGCCGAAGGAAAGATGACGAAGGCCCAGGCAAAGGCGTTCGTCGGTGGCGTGAAGCAGGCCGGTGACATCAGCCGCAACGGTGCCGACAAGGCTTCTCTTGCGCTGAATCAAGCCGCTTACGCTATCGACGATTTCATGTCGTCGACCGGCGGTGTCGAGCAGAAGATTCGCGCCATCAGCAACAACCTTACGCAGATGGCATTCGTCTTGGGCGGCACCAAGGGACTTTGGATTTCCTTGGGCGCTGTCATCGGCGCTCAGGTAGCGATCGCCTTCTACAAGTTCGCCACCAGCGGCAAGAGTGCCGAGGACACCACCAAGGCCCTGAACGACGCCCTTGACAAGCAGAAGAACACCGTCGCGGAGCTTGCCAGCACCTACCGAGACCTCGCCAAGTCGATGTCCATGTCGGCTGCGGCGCAGAAGGGCGTGGACAATGCCAGCGTTCTCGGGAACGTCGCGAAGGGCAACTACGACAACCGAATGTCCCGACTGACCGGCGTAAACTCTTCTGTCGTGTCTGAGCGGGCGATGTCTGCGGCGATCCAGCGAGCGATGGAGTCGTCGTCGCTGACGAGCAGCGCCGGGACGCTCATCTATCGAAACGAACGGCTCAAGCAGTCGCAGTCTAGGGAGCGATTTGCCGAAGCCGAGGCGAGACGCGCTCCCGCAGGGCGGATTCAGGACTTGGAGTCAATGAGGGCGCGGCGAGCCGGAGTCGTTGCGCAGATGGCCGCAAACGATACTGCTAGAGGGCTTGAGGCCCTCGGCCTGGACCCACGTTGGCAAGCAGCGTTTGCGGACTCGGCCAAAGAGCTTGAAGCCTTGGAGGCAACGATTCGCGCGACCGAGGGCGTGATCGACGAATGGGCAGACAGCCTCGCGATGTCCTCCGTCGTTTCCGCTCAGACAGTCAAGCTCCGCATTGAGACGGCGAGCAACCTACTTGCGTCGGCCATTGAGGCTGGAGTCCCTGGAGCCAGGACGTTCCAGAACCAAATGGACTCGTTGGCCGCCGAGCTTTCCGGCGCCTTGAACGACCTTGCCGGCGCCTCCGAGCAGACCGGCGAACGCAGGGGCATGGAATCGGCCGATGCAAAGGGGAGAGTTCAGGCTGTCTTCGACAGGACGGCCGACCTTATCGCCGACACGCTCTCGTATCGCATCGAGGCCGCCTTCGCACGCTCTGGCTCAAGGGATGCCCTCGGTCAGATGGGTGGGAGCGCCCGGTTCGCGGGGGGACGGTCAGTCCTTGTTGGTGCGGCGACGAGGAAGGATGTAGCCGACGCCCAGCTTGGTGTCAGGACGACTCAGCTTTCGACCGCTACGACAGAAGCCAACCGAATCCAAGCGGAGGGTCGGAAAAGAGTCGGAGACGCGGTGCAGGATTTCGAGAACGCGCAGCGGCAAACATACACCGAGGGAGACAACGCCGCGAAGCAGAGGATCGAGGCCGACATCGAGGCTGCTCGCGTGGCCGTTGATTCGCAGAAACAGGCCGCGAACGCCTCCAATCAAGCCGCCGCCGCGGACGTTGCTGCGGCTACCGCCGCACGCGACAAGGCACAGGCCGATGCCGAGGCAGCGGATAAGGTCGACAAGCTCGCCGCTGCCGCCGCGCAGGCAGCACTCGACATGGAGCAGTTCCTCGGACGCACCCGGAAGATCGGCGAGGCGGGCCTTTTCGCATCCGAGCAGACCGCCGACATCCGCCAGCAGATGTTCATGCGGCGGCCAACGCAGGCGAATAGGGAGGCCCGCGATGAGGCGGAAAAGCAACTGATCACCGATCGCGAGCGAGTCGCAAGAGCGAACGCCCAGCTTGACCAGCGTCGTGCGCAGGCGGAAATGGACCCCGTCGTCCTCAAGGCGACCGACCTGATCACTGGGGCACAAGAGGAGCTTGCGAAACTACAGGCCGAGGCCGCCGCGAAGGGGGTTGCGGTCGATCCCGCCAGGGTTCGTCAGTTGCAGGATGTCGAGGCATCGGCTCGCGCTGACCGCGACCGCCGCGTGTTCGACATGACCGCCAAGGAGCGAGCGGCGCAAGAGGACATTGCCGGCGACATGGAGGCAAAGCGACAGATCGCGGAGATGGACCAGCGAAAGAAAGAGTCGCAGGCCGCCGAGCGGGCGCGGGTCAACCAGGGACGCGAAGACGCCATGTCCAACAAGGACCGCCGAGTCCTTGAGGCTTCCAGGTCGGCAGAGAACATGGCCGCAGCAGCCGGAGAGTTCGCCGACCCCGTCGCGAGGACGGCGTTCATCCAGAAATACTTCGACAATCAAGCGGAGGAGATGCGCAAGGCAGGCCCCCTCGGTCAGGCCGAGAACGAGCGGTTCAACGCCCAGATTTCCGGCCCGTCGCGGCAGGCCCTGAACGCATCGGACATCACCACCTCGGATGGAGCCAAGGAACTCAATCGCCTTCTCCGCGGCGAGGACTCCTCCAGGGACGTCAATTTCGCAGAGATGAAGCAGCAAACAGAACTCCTCCAGATAATCGCCGAAGGAATCAAGGCGGCAACTGGCGTAGCGGTCCAATTCTAGGAGCAGACATGGCAGACCTGACCATCGGAACATCGATCATCGTCAGTAAGGGGAGCCTTTCGGCGAACCTCTACTCCGCAAACGTCACGGCCACGATGAGTCAGTCGGGACTCAAGACGACCGTCTACACACTCTCGTCGACCGCGGTGTCGCTCTCGACGGCGAACCTGTCGTCGGTCGGTATCGCCCAGTTCTGGAACATCTCCGGGGACACAAACGCTACCGTACTAGTGTCTGCGGTGAGCGGGGCGAGCGTCGTGGGGTTTGCCGCCCCGCGGCCGGGAGAGCCGGCACTCATGCGGCTCGCGGGCGGCGTCAGCTTCCAAGCCACGGGCCACACCGCCTCGATCCTTCGCGTCGACATCACTGAGGGCTGATCGATGCCAAAGTACGCAACAGAACTGACGCAAGGGCAGGCGTTCTCGCGAACGGCGCAAGATAGCGGTACGAGCGATACGGCGCAGAGGGTGTACAAGGTCGTACTGCTCCACCCGGCCGAGGTCTTCAATCCTCAGACGTACACCGGAACCTACATAGGCAGCAGGCACCCAACAAACCTGAACCTTGTCTGCACGTCGTTTGACGCAAAGTTTGAAGGTGACAGCCGGATGGTGGCGGTCGTCACGTTCAACTACCAATCCTATGCGTCGGCCTCCGCATCCGGGGGGAGAGTAGACCCGAAGACTGTCACCCCAGCAGCTCGCCCCGCCAACTGGACTACCGACGTTTCGCTTGTAGAAATCCCAGCGCCGACGTGGAGAGCCGCCTCCATCAGCACAGGCAAGAGCGCCGGGAACTGGAGAGTGCCAATCAATCCGGCCGGAGACCGATACGAGGGCGTCACAAAACTGGTCCCGCAGACAACCATTCGTATTGATCAGCTTGAGGCCAACGACCCTCTCTTAAACAACCAGTGGGTTGGGTACATCAATAGTGAGCCATTCCAGATTGGCAGCCTCGGAATCCTTCGGCACACGCTCCTGCTTCGCGGAATCAGCAGCAAGCCGCACGTCGAGACATTCGGTGACCAGACTTTTCGTGGCTGGATGGCGACTTACGAGTTTTCTCATCGCGAGAACTACACGAAAATCAGCGACGCTGTGGATTGCAGCCCAGGGTGGGACAAGCTTCAGATTGTCGAGGGCTACAACGTGATGAATGTCGCGGGCGCGGAGAACAGGGCAGACGTTGACTCCGACGGATTAGCGCTTGAGCACGCGAATTACGAAGTCGTCGTACCCCGGAAGATCGTCGCAGCCTTGGTTGGCAAGAAGTCGAAGGCCATGGTCGCCATTCCATCGGTCGACGCGATGGGCGGGATGTTCCAGCGACCTGCGTCGTCGCCGATAGCGCTGAACTCCGACGGCACGCCGCGGCTGATCAACCCGAACGTGGCAGGCGCACTCGATCCGACGATCCTTCGATACCAAGTCCAGAACGAAATTGATTTCGCCATCCTGAATCTCAGGCTAACGTAGACCATGTCAGACCGATACGTCCTCACCGGCGGCCTGCTGAACAAGCTGCGGGACACCGTCCGCACTGTCGACGGCATGACAGGCGGCGAGGAAGAACCAACGAGGGTCACGTTCTCCGAGGCGGCCTACGCCAATCGCCCCGTCCGCATCGGCACCTTCGGCACCGCCGAGTGGAGCATCAACTCCTCCAACACCGTGACCCTGACGAACGTCGGCGTGACGGGGTACACGGTGCTGGCGACGAACATCTTCGGCACGATCACCGCCATGGGGTCGACTCTCGCAGGGACCACGCGGCCGTGCGCCGTCGCGAAGGACGGGACCGCGTGGTATTTGATCCAGCCCGTGCCGTCGACAGGTGGCGCGAAGGCCGGGACATTTACCGGCGGGTGGGGTTTGGGCTCAGACAAAGAGGTGACTTCCATCGTGACAGGAGAGATGATCAACGTCACGAACCTGATTTACTCGATCCCAGACACCGGCGAGACCATGTCGTGTGTCGTTGTCCAAGAGGGTACGGAGTGGCAACTGGCGAACGTGCAGCACATGGGCACGTCAGTTCTTACGAAGGTCGCCATTGAGGGTGCGGAACTCGTTTTCAGTCGTGCGGCGATCCAAGTCATCGGGCAGACCTCGTCGCCGACGTCGTTCCCGCTCTCGACGTGCAATACATATTCTGGGTCGACGGTCGCGCCTACTTCGGTGGCGGGGCCAAGCGGAGTCGCGTCGTTCTCGTCCACGTCTTTCTTTCTGGGGTGAATCATGCCGGAAGGCTTTAAGATGGTCGCCAAGACCTTGACGGCAACCACGCCGATAACGATTGCCACCATGGGGACGGCAAGCGTGGCTGTTTTTCGCGGCGTCACCTTCTGCAACACCAACACGTCTACGTCTGCCGCCTACGATCTGCTCATCATCCCCAACGGACTTACGGCGTCTGTCTACATGGTCAAGGGGGCGTCTCTCGCCTCCCAAGCCACAGGGCAGCCACTCAACAGCACTCTCGTCCTCAACTCGGGCGACATTCTTCAGGCAAGGTCGAGCGTCTCAAACGCGATAGACGTGACCGCTTCCTACCTAGAGTCATACTGATGGCGTTCATATGGAACGGCGACTTCTTGATGGCGGACGGCGGATTTGCCATTTCAAACGACTGCTGCTGCAAGTTCTACACCTGCTACTGTTATGTGCGCGCGAATAACTACGGATCGCAGATAGTAGAGCGGCAAATCGTCAGGTATCGCGCTCCCGAGTGGGACGATGCCGAACAGAAGTGGGTTTTTCCTGACGGCCAGCCGTGCGTACCACCAGGGGCTCAATGCACGGTCACTTACACTGGCATCTTGGTCAATAACTGCGGTTGCGCCGTCGGCTACGGCGGATCGTCTGTGTCGTGGAGCAGAATGGACTGCCTCCAGCCATCTACCTGCCAAACAATACTCCCACCCCCATGATTCTCGTCAACATCCTCGCCATCCGAGACGCCGCCAAGTACCGACCCAGCGGGTACGAAGAGGAGATGCTCTCGGCCGGTGTCGTCGATGGCGACTACGTCCAGATCGCCGACGACGCCTACGACGCCCTGTTCCTGAAGTACATCGGCAGCATCCGACCCTGCGGGCCGGGGTGCCAACTAAAGCGGATTCTGGAGGCATGGGGGTTCGTCGCCCAGCCGGGCTGCAAATGTGAGGCTCGCGCGGCGACCATGGACGCCTGGGGGCCAGACGAATGCGCTACGCCAGACAGAGCGAAGGAAATCCTCGGTTGGTTGAAGGAAGAAGCCGACGCCCGTGGGCTCCCGTTCATCTCGACGGTCGCCTCCCTCGGCGTGAAGCGGGCCATCTGGCTTGCCAGGAAGAACGCCAAGGCAGTCGCTGCCGCCCAATCCCCCCCATCCTGACACCACCCAAGCAGGGTGTGGTAAGCTACCGGCCATGACATCGCCGCCGGAAAAACGCTTCGACGTCGGGGAGGCCGAGGAGGTCTTCGACAGCGATGTCGACGGCCTGCCGAATATGCCGCCCCAGGACGACATCGGCTGGCTGCGGACCCCAAAGAGGCCCACCCATGAAGACAAAGCCGCCAAGGCTCCTCGATCGCCTCAGTCGGGAACTCGCAAGCCCCGCAAGACCTAGATTTCGCTGGTTCTTGGACCTGCCCGAAGACGTGCGGACTGACCTTCAGGAGGCCAAACGGCTATGGCGCGACGGAACGTACAAGGTCACGGCAAGCCGGATGGCAAAGAAGCTGATCGCGGCGCTGGGCGAGTTGGGCGTGGACCCGCTGCCCGGCAGGACGACCGTCCACGACTGGCTGGAAAGCTGATCGCCGACGACCCGTCGATCCTCGGGCCGCCGCAGATCACGACGAAGGTCGAAGGCGACCAGACGGTCGTCCACTCGGCCAGCCACGGCATCAAGACCGTGGACGACCTCCTCCGGCACATCGAGGCCGACCTGACGAAGTACGAGGTCGCCGCGAGCGAGGCGACCGTCTGGGAATCGCCTTGCGGCGACGCCAAGGTGCCCCTCTACCGCGTCTGGGTGCGACTCAGGCCCCGCGGCGGCCCCGGCGTCCTCGACGCTGTGAAGGCCATGCTCGACGGCGCCGCGGCCTCCATGGCCCGCAAGGCACGAAAGCCGCACCGCGAGCGGGCCGGCG